GTGGGGCAAGCTCGCAGAGGAACTCAATCGTTTCGACGGAAAAGGCTTTGACATTGATTACGCTAACTTCGACGGCTCAGTACACCCACAGGGGTTTCAATTCTTCCTTGCCATCACAGACCATTTTTATGGTCAGGCAAACAGGATAGAGAGACACACCCTCATTAATATTCTTCAGAATAGTGTACACGTCGTTGGAAATCAAGTTTCACGATCAGTGCAAGGCAACAAGAGTGGATTTTGCGGAACTACCGATATCAATTGTGTAGTCAACGCTTGGTTCATTCTTTGCAGCTACCAAGTTGGTAGAGCAGCAGCAGGACTCACAGTCAATCTTGATGAGTTCGACAAAAACGTCTCAGGTACTACGTACGGAGACGACGCCATAGTCTGTGTGGCGAAAGAGGCACAACCTTTCTTCAACAGAAAGATATGCTACGAAGTTGGACAACTTGTAGGCATGACAGTGACCGCAGCAGACAAATCTGATAACATCATCCCCGAGGAAGACTTCTACAGTCTAACATTTCTCAAAGCCTCATTCGTCCAAAGAGACGGATACATGGCTGCTCCCCTGCCAATGCAGGTAATCCAACGCGAGCTACAATGGCTACGCAGACAGAACGACGGCAACGAAACCGTTTTTGAGCAGCAAATTGATCAGGCCATGCAAATGGTCTCGCATCACGGCAGAGAACAACATGCCTTGCTTAAACAGCAATTGGCAGAGCTCGGTGTCACAACCGAGCACGATTTTGACCTCTGGGAAGACAATATCAAAATCAAACAGCACAGCGCGGCTGTAACATCAAATCGCGCCACGCCTTCTCGGCAAATCACAGAGCACCAAAGTGACAAATTCACCGTCATTCAAGCATCACCACAAGCAGATGTGGTGCTCATTCAAGACTTCACCCCACAGCAGTGGGAGACAGCGTACAGAATGTTGGAGAGACTAACAGTTCAATTCTTCTTCATCTGTTTCATCATCTGGGCAGCCATAATTTTGGTCATCGCGCAACGACCACTGTCCGTGAGGAGATGCCTCACATGTTGTCTCGTTTTTATGGTTTTCGAGACTTGGGTTGCATTTAACCCACACATTGCTTGTATTGCACTTATCGTTTGTTTGAGTCGTAATTTATATCGCTAACTTGTACTTGTGGCCAGCGTTCTCCTTCTGGGGGTTCGCAATAGAAGAGCCTTTGTCATTTTAATTGTATTGCACACTTTTTCTCTGTATAACATTTTGTAATTGTACCGTCATCAGGTCCCTTCATGTGGGCCAGCTCCTAGGATCACGCCGTGTCGTACCACGCGCAACCTTAATTGAGGAGTTTTGACTTTTAACTTGTTCATTTATTTGCACTTGTAGAGATAGTCATTGCGTTATGAGACGTAGAACTATCATATTTCACAGTACCGTATTTAATTTATGTATTGTACTATTTTGTTTAATTTTAGGACTGACATCCACCCTTAAATGGGTTGTCTGGTCAACTGCCACGTGCAGGATAATCCCGAAAGCTGACATCCACCCTTAAATGGGTTGTCTGG